GAGTCTCGAGCAGCGGCCCCAACGCGCAGCAGCTCCCCCGAGACCGCGAGCTGCTGGGTGAGGAGACTAGCGTGCGCCGCTCGTTCCTCGCGCCACCGGGCAAGCTGCTGGTCAGCCTAGACTACAGCGGGATCGAGCTGAAGGTGCTGGCCCTACTCTCTGAGGATGAGCAGCTCCTCTACGACTGCATCGAGGGCGACCTGCACAGCGAGGTCGCGTCGTATATGGTCGAACACCGGATCGACAAGAAGACGCCAGAGGGCAAGGAGGCGCGCAGCAAGGCCAAGGGCGTGAGCTTTGGGATCGTCTACGGCAGCGGCGCGCTTGGCCTCTCAGGAACGCTCAGAACGAGCGTGGAGAGGGCGCAGGAGCTGATCGACTTCTGGGCCGACCGCTACCCCAAAGCATTCGGCCTGCGCCACACGATGATGGATCACGCCAGCGAATCCGGATACCTGCCAATGATCGACGGGGGGTCGATCTGGCTGGGCAAGAAGCCAGACCTGCCAAAGTGCGCGAACTACCCGGTTCAGCGCGCGGCGCTGTCGGTGATGGCAAACGCCCTGATCCGGCACAAGGCACGGCTCGATCACGCAGCAGACACCGGGCGGCACTTGGGCACCCGGATGGCCGCCACCATCCACGACGCCATGATCGACGAAGCGCTGGCTGAGGACGCAGAGGAGGCGCTGCAGTGGATGAAGCAGGATATGTTAGCGGGCTACCTCGATGTGTTCCCCGGTGCCCCTACAGAGGCGCTGGTCGAGGGAGGCGTCGGGCCAAACTGGGGTGAGCTGGAAGATCGCGCAGTCTAGTTGACAGATGCTGATCAGCATCTTATATCTGCATCAGCAACGGAGGACGCTAACATGACCCACCCCAACCTGATCACCGACGCCACCGCAGCGCTCGAGTTTGCCTTTGGCGGCAACGCCCGCTTCTCTCTCGTCAGCTTGAAGAGCGGAAATCGCAAGACGTTTCGGATCGCCAAGGCAAAGGACAGCGACGACATGTACTTCGCCAGCCTACTGACCGGCCCGGACAACACCGCCGACTATACCTACCTCGGGTTCATCAAGGGGCCGCGTAAGGCCCTGATCTCCGGTCGCAAGGGCAACCCGTCGCACCCTGCGTTCATCGCGCTGGACTGGGCGCTGGCAAACCTCGACGCGGGCTACATGCCGGAGCAGCTCGAGTTCTGGCACGAGGGACGCTGCGCCCGCTGCGCCCGCCCGCTCACCGACCCTGTCAGCATCGAGGCTGGCTTTGGTCCCGAATGTATAACCAAACTGTGAGGCTAGATTATGTTTGATTACATCACCGCCATCGCCCAGCTTGATCTGAAGCTGGGCCAAGAGCGCCCAGACCTTGAAGCCCTGCGCGCTCGCTACCCAGAGCTTGGGTTCGTCTTCGATGCTCTCGAAGACAGCATGGAGCTGCTAGAGCGTAACGAAGACGAGCGCCGCAGCGAGGTGCAGGAGCTGCGCGACGAGTACGACCGCTATGTCGAGAGCTTGGAGCAGCGGGTGCAGGAGCTGCGCTTGGGGCTGGAGCAGGTCAAAGAATTCACCTCGGACGCAGACGTCCGTCAGATTGTGGGGGACTTGCTGTGACCGACTTCGTCAATCGCCCGCCACACTACACATCTCACCCCTCGGGAGTGGAGTGCATCCAGATCACGGAGCACATGTCGTTCTGCGTCGGCAACGCCATCAAGTATTTGTGGCGCGCCGACTTGAAGGGCCGCAGCATCGAGGACCTAGAAAAAGCGCGGTGGTACATCGACCGCGAGATCGCCAAAAGAAAGGGCACCAACCATGACTGAGGAACAACCCACGGCGCACGCCAGCGCGCAGCGCGCCTATCATCAGCGTCAGCTAGATCGAGGGATGGTGCGGCTGAGCGTCTACGTCCCAAAGGACGAGCGCGAGGCGTTCCACGAGGCAATGGAGCTTCTGCGCGCGCAGTGGCGGAAGCGGGGGCACGCGGTATGAGACACTTCATCGAAGACCTGATCGGCGCAACATGCGTTCTGGCCCTGCCGTTCCTGCTTCTGTTCATCGCCTACGGATGGGGGATGTGATGGCGTCTTGGCTCTATCCCCCTGCCTTTGCCGAGACGTTCCGCTGCGACTATTGCGAATGCGACTTCGAGGAGGACGATCTCACCGAATACGAGCGAGACAAGTGGGCGTGCGATGCTTGCGCCCGCGCGAATGACGAAGATGCCGCCGCCATGCAAGAGATGGCCGAGGATGATCGGGCGCATGCCCAAATGGAAAGGAACGCAGGACATGAAAGTTGACGTTTCCAGTTCGTCGCCAATCCTTCGCATGGAGGTCAGCACAAACGATTTTGGTCAGTTGTTTGCGCGTATGGCGGCAGATGAACAAGTAGAGGTACTGCGCGCGATGGTCGATCACATGAAGCCGCACGCGGTGCAGTGGGATTATATTGCTATCGAGTTAGAAGACCCTCGCAACGTGTCGCTGCGAGGAACGCTTCACGATATTTTTACAATCAAATAGAACCCCACCGCGTTTCCCGCTATCTCGTCACTCGGCGCAATTAGAATGGAATGTAAAATGGAACCAGAGACAGACCAAGAAAGAGACATTCGACAAGCAAAGCTGAAAAAGACATGTGAAGAACTTGGACTGATGGTGTCAGGCTCTATCGTGGTCGCGCCGCTTGCGAAGCCTGTAGCTGTGGACGCAAGCGCAATTGACCAGCAAAACCTTGTAGCATCGCTGATGTATTTAGCTTTTGAGTCAGGAAAGGTTGTCGGAAGGTCAGAACTTCAATCTGAGTTAAAGCGGCTGCTGGCCTAAAACATCGGCAACATAATGCGAAACGTGCCGCTGTCGCCGGGGCGTCGGTCGAACTGGCCCGACTGTGTAAGTCCCCGGTGCATTAAATGGAGATACCCATGACCGCCCCCGCCCGCACCGCGCAACACATTGAACCGGAGGAACCCATGAAACGCACACCCCGCGCATTGACGCACGAAATCCGATGGCTTCTGGGTCTGGGATTTGTTGCCTGCATTGCCGGAATGATGGGGCTGTGGCTGATTACACGGGGGATGTGGTGATGGATGAAATCGAAGCCCTGAGCAATGACGAATTGCTTGCGCAGATCAACGCATTTGATCCGTATGATGTCGAATTTGTCCGCCGCTTTCGTGCCCTAGAGGCGCAACTCGCCAAGGCGGACGCGCTGGCGATGGCTGTGACGCAGGAACGCGAAATGGTCTGTCAGGACTTTGGAATGCACACTGACGACATGAACGATCTGGTGCTTATGGGTCTGGCGCGTGACAGTGCAGAGGTCGAAGTGAAGCGCCTTCGCGGCTTGCTCCAAGCCATCGAACTGGCAACGGCCACTGGTGACGGCTTGTCACCGGACGAAACAATCGGCGTTCACGCGCTGGCGGCGAAACACAGTGAATCCAAGGAGCAGTCAGAATGACGTGGAATGACATAACGCTGAACACGCTACCCGGTTCTTACACTGGTGTTGTGGCCTATTGCAGCCGCACGGGCAAAACGTCCGTGGCTGACGATGGTCGGTCACGCCACCTGTCTGCGCATCGTGCATTGCAGGGGTTGAATGACAGTAAATCCGGGGAGGCGTCCGGTGGATAGACGGACATTCTTGGCAAGTGCCGCCGCTTTGGTCGCCATGCCTCCCCTGCCAACATCGGCGGGCGCGGTGACTGAGACTTACGCGACCTGTCCAGCGGGGTTCGCACTGCGATCATGGAGCCAAGACGGGCGATCTTATAAAGCCGTCGTGCCGGTGCAGCGATATGGCGAAGAAGGCGGGTGCCGCTGGACCAGATACGTTGAATCTATGGAGCAGTCAGATGGATGACGGTGGGCCTTGGTATGAATGCAAGTGCGGTCAGCAGTGGCAGGCACCTGGCCATCCGAAACAGCGCGAATGCCCTGAGTGCGAGACCGAAAAAGACGTGAAACAGAAGGACGCCCGCGTTTCCCGCCTCAAACGCAAAAACCCCGGCGGTTGAGGCTCCGCCGGGGCATATCGCATATGGGGTACACGATACCTGCATCCGGCAGGCACGGTTCTCACACTCGTGAGGAGGATAGAGTAACAAGTTTAAGATCGTGGGGCCAGCGGTGATACTTATGTTAGCGCATTTGGTAGTCACGTCTTCTGGTCATCACACAGCTACTCACCGCGCTGCGGGTTAGCTTGCTTTGATTTCATGAAGCGCTGGCCCCGCGTGTATATAACCAAACGTAAATAGGAGACGCAAGTGCAGGCACGGCCACCGCAGCATAATTGCCCGATCTATAAGCACCGACCTAGACTGAATCCCTCACTGAGCATCAAAGCCAAGCTGGCTGTCGCTCAGGCCACGTCAGACAAGAGGCGAGACGCCCCAGAAATCACCCTGCCAGTACCGCCATGGGAAAAGTCCAGCGATTAAGCTGCCGGAGTCCACACCTCAGATGTCGCGTCAGCCGGAGTCCACACCTCAGATGTCGCGTCAGCCGGGGTCCACACCTCCGGCGTTGCGGCGGCGGGCGTCCAGATGCTGCCCGCTGCCTCTACTACGGGAACCCCAGCGAGAATGTTTACGCCGTACAGGGCTGCCTGCTGCTGTATAGTTGCGGTGCCGATTAGGGGAGTCCCAGACAGAACCGGCTGTCCCAGCAGGACCAGCAGAGACTGCATGGTAGCGACGCCAACTGTAGGCGTCCCAGCAGCCACCGGGAGCGCGGTCAGGTCAGAAACCTGCGTCAGGTTGGGCTGGCCAACCACCGGCGATCCAGCAGCCACAGGGAGCGCCGTCAGGCTGTGCTCCTGCGTCAGGGTGGGCTGACCTACTACCGGCGATCCAGCAGCCACAGGGAGCGGCGTCAGGCCGTGCTCCTGCGTCAGGGTGGGCTGACCTACTACCGGCGATCCAGCAGCCACAGGGAGCGGCGTCAGGCCGTGCTCCTGCGTCAGGGTGGGCTGACCTACTACCGGCGATCCAGCAGCCACAGGGAGCGGCGTCAGGACGTCTGCCTGCCCTAGTTCAGCAGCCCCTACCACTGGCTGCCCAGATACGACGGGGGATGCGTTTAGCGTGCCCTCCTGAGACAGCGTGGCGGCGGGGATTGTAGGCGATCCGGCAGCAATGTCGGCCCCCGACAGGGCGTGCTGCTGACCCAACAGCGAGGCAGATACCGAAGGCGCGCCTGCCTCGATTGGCGCTAGACTAAAAATAGTGCCAGTGAGGC